GATAATGATCCAAGGAAACTTGGCGATCATTGTCTTAGGAAGTTAATCTTTAAATTCTTTTCTTAATTGTTATAAGAGCTTAGAGACTACCTTCTGAAACCATCCACAGGTAAGTGTTAAAGATTGGTAATTCACAAATAACGTGGTGTTTACGATTCCTTAACCGCTACTTGTAGGTATGGACCACCGTTGGAGAGGAGCTACTCGAGGTCTTATTAGACTTGAAGAAATTCCTACCCGACGTATACGCGACGAACGGCGAATACTAATAGATGAATATGCTTCTGAAGCTATCAATCGTTACGTACCGCTGCATCTTCGCGCTGAGCTAGAAGGTTGGGCGAGAAGTTATTACACTCTCGAAACACACTTGAACGCGATCATGAACTATGACCGTCCGAAGTTGTCTCAACCATCCGATGCTGCATGGGTATCAACCATGCATCACGTCAGGGAACAGTTTCGTCAGATGGACAAAGTGACTGCACTTTCCCACTATCACTTAGATAAAGTGAAATGGGTACGATCATCTGCTGCTGGTTATGGTTATGTTGGACTCAAATCTGATCCAGGTAACTATGAACGCGCTAGAACTACAGCATTTACAATTGCTGAGCGCCTTAACCACGAGCGAGACTACGCTCCTGAAGCTTTGAAAAACTCTACTCCTGATGTGGCATTTACTAGAACACAGTTGTGCCAAATCAAGATTAAGAGAAAAGTCAGAAATGTATGGGGTGAAGCGTTTCACTACGTCCTGCTAGAAGGACTATTCGCAGATCCATTAATCCAGCACTTTATGAAGATAGATTCATTCTATTTTATAGGACAAGATCCTTTGCTGGCCGTGCCTTATCTGATTGAGGATATATTGAGCGAATCCGACTACGTCTACATGTTTGACTGGTCTGGATTTGATTCCTCAGTACATGAATGGGAAATTCGTTTCGCCTTCGAACTGTTGGAGTCATTGCTCGTGTTTCCTTCGAGCGTTGAACAACATGTTTGGCGTTTCATAATTGAACTGTTTATATACAGAAAGATTGCCAGCCCGAACGGGGTTATGTACTTGAAAACTCAGGGCATACCGTCTGGTAGTTGCTTTACTAATATTATTGGTAGCATCACGAACTATGTTCGGATCCAGTATATATTTCGGAGACTTACTAACCGATTTGCTAATGTGTTTACACATGGTGATGATAGTTTAGCAGGTGTATCCGCTGTTCAATTCATCCCAATGGAGAACATCGCACAAGTTTGTGCTGAATTTAATTGGACTATTAATGTCGATAAATCTGATGTCTCCCGCATTGCTGAAGCTGTCACCTTCCTTAGCCGGAATGTTCGTGAAATGTCTCATGCACGAGACGAGCTCACATGCCTACGGATGTTAAAATATCCTGAATATCCTGTTGAAAGCGGCGCCGTGTCAACTCTGCGTGCACTCTCAATTTCCAAGGATGCTGGATTGAACTCCCACTATCTGTACAAAATCTATAAATTCCTAGATATTAAGTATGGAAAAGCTGACTCCCTACCCTTGCACCACAAGAGCTGGGATCCACTTGAATATGAGTCTTTAAGACTACCTTACTCACAATGATGTATTTTACTTGTTTTATTACGCATTAAGTACGTTGTAATGGCTATTTAATTGGAAATAAATTATAGTGCTGCATCGTTTTCTTAGAACGATGTCAGCACCCGTCTC